TCATTCTTCGGTCTCCCCGATGATGACAGCCTAGGTCTTCGGCCCGGCGATGCCGTAATGGTCTGGTCGGTGCTGAATGATCAGGGCTTCGACTTTGCCTCAGCAGGCCAAAACCGTCGGATGCCCGAAGATTTCGACGGGCTGAAGCTGATCGAATTTTTCTCCCAGAACCGCTAGACGGACGGCATCGGCATGTGCGAAATGTGCCGGAGAATTCCGGTGCGCTCTTTGACAATTAAATAGCGTTTTGTTTCCAATGGGATACACGAAGACCGTTCCCCGCACACGCGGGGATCAACCGTCTTCGGACGAGCAACACGACAGGGCGGGTGGCCGTTCCCCGCACACGCGGGGATCAACCGGCTAGTCCCACGAATTTCACGGACTTATACGTCCGTTCCCCGCACACGCGGGGATCAACCGATCGACGCCGAGCCGCGCCGCCGTGCCGGGACCGTTCCCCGCACACGCGGGGATCAACCGGCGTGGTGCGTCAGCTCGGTATCGATCCCGAGCCGTTCCCCGCACACGCGGGGATCAACCGGCGCGCCGAGCATCCAGCGCTTCAACGGCGGACCGTTCCCCGCACACGCGGGGATCAACCGATCGCCTGCCGATTGGGGGTTACGGGGTGGATCCGTTCCCCGCACACGCGGGGATCAACCGCAGCGACGGATGCGCACGAACTGGCGGACAGCCCGTTCCCCGCACACGCGGGGATCAACCGTTCGCCGGCCCCACTGTGATCGGCGCCAGTCCCCCTTCCCCGCAGACGCGGATCAATCGCACGAGGGGCCGAGCCATAGCGCAGGGTGGGCCTATTCCCGCGGCCCCACCCCCCTTCCCTGCCGGCCTCAGATCAGCCGCGCCGTTTCTTCCCGGTTCGACACCAAGAGCTCGCGCGCCTCGGTCGAGCCGGCCGCGCTGACCGAGTAGCTCAGCTTCAGCTCTTCGAGGTGGAACCGGCCGAACACCTCGCGGATCTCGGGCGTATCGTTGATCGACATCAGGAACCCGCCCTTGATCGCGGCGAGCTGATCCGCCATCCGCGCGAACTGCGCCCGGTCGAACAGGCCCTTGCCATAGTCGTCCTCGCCCCCGAAGTAAGGCGGATCGAGGTAGAACAGCGCGCCGGCGCTGTCATAGCGTTCGATCACTTCCGCCCAGTCCAGGTTCTCGAGAACGACCCCGTCGAGGCGCTCGCGCGCGTCTTCGAGGATCGGTTCGATCCGCGCCAGCGACCAGCGCGGCCCGGTGGTGGGCGAGACCCCGAACACCCCGCCGAGCTGGCCGCCGAAGGCGAGGCGCTGCAGGTAGAGGAACCGGGCCGCGCGTTCGAGGTCGGTCAGCGTTTCGGGCTGGGTCGAGCGCAGGCGTTCAAACTCACGGCGCGACGCGATCTGGAAGCGCATCACCTCCATCAGCTGCGGGTAGTGCCGCTGCAAGATGCGGAACAGATTGGTGATCTCGCCGTTGCGGTCGTTCGCGACTTCGAGCTTCGGGCGCCAGCTGCGGCGCAGGAACACCCCGCCCATGCCCACGAAGGGCTCGATATAGGCGCTGTGGTCGATCGCCTCGACGCGCTCGATGATCCGGCGGCAAAGGCGGTGCTTGCCGCCGAGCCAGGGGGCAACCGGGGCGGCGGGTTTGACTTGTATCATGTGCTGATTCTCGCTTAGCGGTCAGCCACCCTCGCGATGGGGTGGGCGACCTTTAAGCGTGCTTGGGGTCGGAGCGGGTACTTTCCACGGGAACCGCTCGGAGTGGCTGTCGCAAGCCGCTCCCCCACCGTGGTTAGGCGGGAGAGCCCGGTTTCACGGGCAGACCAGAGGCCCGCCGCACATCGGCCGGGGACCCAGCCCCAGCCGGCATTGCTCACTTGCCCTGCGTCACCTGTTCGACCTTCGAGAGCGCCAGAGCGGATAGCACGCCCTCGGACGGCGCGAGCTTCGCCAACGCGCCCGGTACGCTCGACTTGACGTAAGCGACAGAGGTGGCCGCGATCTCTTCCTTGCTGGCCGTGACCCCGAGCTTCGCGAGCCCGAGCAGCGCGCCCGTGGTCATCGCCGAGTGCAGCGCCTCGCGGTTCTTCGCCTCGATCTCGATGCCGGTCTTGGCCTTGATCAGCGCGACGGCGTAGCCGATGAGTGCGGTGACGGCCGCTCCGATCAGGTCAGGCAGATACGGTGCGAGGATGGTGTTGATGATGTCGAGCATGGCTCAGGCTCCCTTCAGGCTGGTGTGAATTGCGGCGCGGGTTTTTGGCCCCGCGATGCCGTCGACGGTCAGGCCGGCGAGGATCTGGAAGGCCTTGACGCTGTCGAGGCCAAGCAGGGTGAGGCCCGACTTGGTGTAGAGGTCGAGCCGGTCGGCATAGCCGTTCAGCCCGCCATTGATCCGGCGCGTGATCATCTCGGTGTCGCCGATGTCGGCATAGCGGTTGAGGCTGGCGCCAATCGGATTTCCGGCCTGCCAGTACCAGATCGGCGCCAGTCCGAGCCACGGATCGGCGAGAAGCGCGTCCGGGTTCGCCTCGAAGTCCGGCGCGCCGGCGTCGAGCTCATGCGCCCAGGCGGTGAAGCTGCGATAGTTCGAGCGCCCGGTGATCTGGATCGGCCCGCGACCACGGAACTTGTAGCCGTCGCCCTGAACGACGTTACCGAGATCCAGCCGGCCATCATAGCCGCGCTGCGCCTTGGTCGGCCCCCAGATTTCCTGAAGGTAGCGGAACCGGCCGCTCTCATGCGCGAGCTGCGCAATGTATTGCGCGAGCCGATGCGGCGGCGTGATCTCCGCCCCGAACCGTTCGAGCGACACGACCACCGAGGTCATGAGCGGGCATTCCGGCCGGCCAGAGATGGCCGCCAGTTGTGCGGTAGTCAGCATTTGGGTTTCCCCATGAAAAAGCCCGGCGCGAGGCCGGGCGGATGAACCGTCAAGGGATCCCTGACGGCTATGGCTTGGCCGCGCCCGCGGGCGCATGCCCCAACGTCACCGGAGAGGCGCCTTGTCGAATCGACGGATCGCCCGAAACAATGCGAGGACGAGCCCCTCAGCGACCGGAGAGATCATGTTCAGGACCGCCATCGTGGCCGCGCTTGTCTTCGCGGCATCCATTCAGGCAACCGAGGCCGCGGCCCCGGCCATCGCGCACGTGAAGCAGGTCTTGCAGCACGGGCTTCAGCCGACCGAGGTGAAGGCCTGCAAGAAGGGCAAGCCCTGCGGCAACTCATGCATCGCGCAGGACAAGACCTGCCACAAATGAGGTAGACACCCTGCCCGCGCGGTAGCACCGTGCGGCAGCCTATGTGCCCGCAGGAACAGCCATGAGTTTTCGGTTCAGCAAGCGCTTCAGGATCGCCCCGGGGATCACGCTCAACGTCGGGAAGCGCGGGATCAGCACGACCATCGGGCCGCGCGGCGCCTCCGTGAACCTGGGCAAGAAGGGCGTCTATCTGAACTCTTCGATCCCCGGCACCGGAATGAGCTGGCGCACCAAGGTCACGGCGCCCCGGCAAGCCCATGTGGCAGCGCCAGCCCCGGCCAAGGCCGCCCAGATCCGGCGAACAGATCCCCCGCCGCTCACCCGCGACGATATGAGCTATGCCCCGCGGCGACCGGCAGCGGCGACGATGCCGCCACCCATGCCCGGCGCGCAGGCCCCGCGGACATCGTTGTTCGCCAAGTTCCTGATGGCGAGCGGGGTGCTGTTCTGGATCGTCGCAGCGCTTGTGGCGCTCGCGATCTACTCCGGCAAATAGGCTGGCCCTCAGGCCTTGCCGCGCCCGAGGGCACGTTCGATCGCATCGCGTGCGCCGCGCGGCCCGAGGTAGGACAGCGCCGCGACGATGCCGGTCGTCACCTCGCGCGAGAGGTCGAAGTAACTGCCGATCGCCTCGCCGACGAAGGCCATGAACACGGCCGTCGGCAGTTCCCAGACGAGATGCCACCCGACCAGCGCGCGGCGCCCGGCCCGGACTTCTGCCCCGTGAACGACCAGCCGCCCGGCAGCGGCTGCAATGAGCGATGTAGCCGCCGCGCCCCAGAGCGCCTGCACCGAGGCGATCAGGCCATTGGCCGTTGGATCCGTCATGTCTCGCGTCCCCCGCGCATGGAAAAGCCCGGCACAGGGCCGGGCTCGAATTCGGTTTGGTCACAGTAGGGTCAACTAGGCGCAACGCCCTTATAAGGATGGCTGCTAGACAGCAGCGAGGTCATGCCCCAGCGATGCGCGAGATAGCCTTCTACCTTCTGACGCTCAGCAGTAGATAGCACGTAATTGAACGTCAGAGTTTCAGCAATGTTCATGTGACCCCATTGGAATCCACCAGTGCCGCCTAGATGGAAGCCATCCTCAAGGCTAACTCTGCTGACGGTTGCCGACACCTCCAACGAGCCATTCGTGACCAGCTTGAAAGCCGTTCCCGAATCTAGTGTAAGAACGTCAATTCTATTTCCCGTTACGGAGTTATATATCTCCGAACTGCCCCAGATGTATGATCGACTCTCACTGGCCCCGATTTCTGATCCGATACCTATCCCCTTTTTAGTCGAGGACGAGCCAACGAATGGCGCCGCTCGGCCTGTTAGGGACGCACTATCTGGCATCCATAGCGACACAATCGTTGCAGACGCACCAATATCGCTCGCAAATGCACTACTGTTCCACATAGATGCACTGCTATCGAAATACACACCGGGATACCCAGTCCCGAACAAATCGGCGGTATAGGTCGGCATAGTGCTGTAATTGGTAAGGGCCGCACACGTCGCTACCCTAGACGCCCATGCCGATACGAGCGATCCAGATAGGGTGATAGTCCCACTAGACTGGGCATCGAACCACGCAATGGGGCTCATGCCGATGGGCGTCCAGCCGGTTTCTGCCCACGATGCGGCTACCGAACCCATCAAGAGCGGCCAGCTTATCATGCGAGGTTCCCTCCGAGACGGTAGGTGTCCGATCCGAGCGGAATCAGTGTCGCCCATGCCTCTTGCCCGGCAAGCGACAGCTTGCTGCCATAGGACTTGATCGTGACGCCCGAGGCGGCCGAGACCGTCACCGTCCCTGCCCCGCCCTGCACGATGGTCATCGGCTCGGTGCCGGTCAGCCCGGCCGGTACGGTCAGCGTGACCGCGGTGGCCGAGGTCAGCGTGCGGATCACGTTGCCCGCGAGATCGGCGTCGGTGAGCGCATAGGCCGCGGTGCTGCTTTGCAACGAGACCTTGCGCCACGCAGTGCCGATCAGCCCGTCGAGCGCGGCCCGGATATCCGAGCCGGACATGCCGGCCGACGAGCTGATGAGGTTCCACGACGACCCCTCCCACCGCACCGACGCCGCTTCATCCGCGAGCCAGACGATCACCCCGGTGACCGGGGCCAGATAGACCCAGGCCTCGGAACCGCTCTCGCCATCCCAAACCGCGATCTGATCGGCGTTCGCCGCGGCATCCGCCGGCACGATGTAGATGTCACCCGTCGCCCCGGCCGCAGGCAGGACCGTAGTCCGGGACAGGGCGCTGCCCGCAGTGAGGACCGACAACACCCGCAGATCCTCGGACAGAGGCGTGCCCCAGCCCTCATATCCCGCATCGTAAAACCCCCGGAGACCAAGCCCCGGCAAAGCGCGCTGCGCCATGTTCACCTCTCTTGATGATCGTCACTCGCCCCAGGCGAGGTTCCAAGATTTGTCCCAGCCCACGGCCGCTGGCGAGACGAACCGCATGCTGCGGTAATCGTGACACAGCAGCCCGTCGCGCCGCGAGCGCAGCGCGATGTCGAGCTTCTGCGTGCCGGCCGGCGCGTCGTCGAGCGGCAGGGCCGAGGAGGTCAGCGTGTAGCCGGTGCCGCTGCCGACCTCGATCTCGGCGGCCGCTGGCTCGATTGCCGTGTCGGTTTCGGGATCGACCCAGAACACCTGCACCACGTAATCGGTGCCGGCCTCGGGACCGATCGAGGCCGCCCGATAATCGGCGATCACCGAGCCGGTCTGCGACAGCCGGTCGCGATGCGCCCAGCTCAGCTCCAGATCGCCCGAAAGCAGCACCGCCGCGTCCGGCGCATAAACGCCATTGCCCTGCACATTACCCGGCGGCAGCGGACGGAAGGCCCGGCTGTCGAAGCGCGCGCTGTCCTCGCCCGCCTTCGACCAGGCCAGCACCTTCGAGGGCGTCTCAGGCAGCAAACGCACGGTCACCTCTTCGCCCGCCACGTATTGCGCCTGACCGATCGCCGCCTCGGGGCCGAAGAACAGCACCGCCTCCCCCGCGGCATGCGCATGCGGCACGGTGTCGAGGCAGCCCCGCCCCACCGTCACCTCGGTCGCGGTGATGCCGTAGACGACCACCAACTCGCCCCCGAGCCATGCGAGCGAGCCGATCTGCACGTCGCCGATCTGTTGCCAGCCGGTCACCGACAGCACGCAATCGGTCGGATCGTCGCTCAGATCGGCCGCGAGAACGGCAACCGGCACCAGAGGCATCGCGGCTTCGTCCTCGGCCGTGCCGGTGCCCGGATCGACCCAGAGCTGCGCCGAGACCGCCTGCGAGGTCTTCTGCTCGCCCGTCGCGGTCAGCACCCCCGCCGTCGGGTCGGACGCCAGCATAGCTTCGGCCTGATCGTGGCCGAGCTGCTGGACGACCAGCCAATAGGGCGCCTCTTCCGCCATCCGGTATTTCAGGGCGGTGGGCTTCGCGGTGAGCGTGCCTTCCCCCTTCTGCGCCCCGCCGACGATGGCCGAGGTCCCGAGCGAGAACACGTCCTCGGCCAGCGTCAGCTTGATCGCGTTGTCCCGCCCGCTGCCCACCCCGATTTCCTGAACCCGCATCACCACGCCGTCGATCGAGCGCCGCGGCGAGTTCAGCACGATCGCATCGCCGATGTTCAGATCGGCCCCGTCCCGGTTGACCGAGATCTGACCGCTCAGGATCGGCGCCGACAGCGCCCGCAGATCCCGCGTCGCCAGCCGCACCGCGAGGCTCTGATTCCGCGCCCCCGGATATTCGACGGTCTGCGACACCGCATCGCCGAGTTCGATCACCCGCGCCGCATCCGTGACCGAGACCGAGGCCGTGCTTTCGGTCGAGGCGTTGGTGTATTTCACCGTGACGCTGTTCACGAGATCGCCGGGCTGGCGCACGCCGAGCGTGCCCCAGTCGGTCACGTTGCCTTCGTCGAACACCGGCAGATCCGCGACGTCATAGTCGTCCCGGATCAGCTTGATTTCCCAAAGCCCGGTGCGCCGGTCGACATAGACCGAGGCGTCGATATGGCTCTGCACCGTGGCGAGGAAGTCTTCGATGGGGCCATCGTCCTGCCACAGGAACGACAGACCGAGCTGTTCGGCGAACAGCGTGTCCGCCGCCGCTTCGAAGCTGGCGCCGATCTCGCTCTCGGAATAGCCGAGCCCCCATGTGCCGTTCGTCAGGCACTCGCGGATGATATGCGCCGGGTTCATGTCCGGCCCCGGCCCGAAGGCGTTGCGCAGCGCGTTGATCAGCGCCTGCGTATCGCCAGAGGTCACCACCGGCACGTCGTCGATCGGCGTGTTGTCGAGCTGCGCGGTGTAGGTCGTATCCTCGAGCGCGATGTTGAAGCAGAACACGTCTGCCCCGGCATCGTCGAGATAGCCCTTGGCGTCGCTCATCGAGCCAGAGGTCGCCTCGCCGTCGGTGACGAAGATCACCACCTTCCGGTCGCACTCGGTATCGTCGAAGAACTGGACGCAGGATGCAAGGCCCGCGGCATAGTTCGTGCCGCCCGAACCCGAAACCGGGCTGGCCTGCGCCCGCATCCATGCCGCGAGTTCCGCATATTCGTCGGCGTCGCAGGTGTCGCGCTCGATCGAGCCGCGCACGCTGTCGGCCCAGGTCACGATCCTGATGTCGTTCGGCTCATCGCTGTCGACGTTCGCGGCGATTTCCTCGATCAGGCTGGCGACGGCTTCCTTCGCCGCGTTGAACCGGCTGCCCGCCATCGAACCCGAGGTGTCGATGGCGAAGTAGATCGCCGCGTCGCTGATCGAGGCCGCGCCGAGGATCTGCGCCTTCTCGGGATACCACTGTTCCGCCCCGTCCTCGGCGGCGAGGATCCGGGTCAGCCGCACCGCCCAGGGCTTCAGGTACGGGTTGATGCCCATGTAGAGCTGACGCAGCACCAGACTGACGATGCCGCGATAGGCGGGCACGTTGGCGCCGCGCTGCTCGGCCAGATAGTCGTTCATGCCCTGCGTCGGCTCGCCCATCAGCACATCGACGTCGCCCTCGATCCCGCCCTCGCGGCTCTCGCCGCCGAACAGATCCACCGCGTCGATGGTAATCCGTCCACCCCGTCCGCCGGTGTTCGAGGTCGTCGCTGCGACCTGCGTCACCGTCGCCGCCTGTGCGGCAAAGGCGGTGGTGGCCGGCGTGACGAACCACGTGGTCACCCCCTCGCCGGGATCGTACATCACCCCGGTGACCGTCACCGTGACGGTGCCGGCTGAGGCGAGCATGAGCACATAGCTCTGCCCGACCTTGATCCCCGAGAGCGTGCCCGGGAAGGTCACCGTCGCCGTGCTCTCGCCTGCGACCGCGGCCATGTCGGTCGCCGTGCCGATAGCCGTCACCGCCGCGGTGCCCCCGTCCGAGACTGCACCGGTCGTCACCGACCAGGCGACCTTGTCGTCGACGAGGATCTCGCGCAGCACATCGGCCGGCCCGTGGCACAGCGCGAGATGCGCGCCGAGGAAGTATTTGTAACCGACCGTCTGTTTCTTGCTGCTACCCATGCACGGCCCCCTCGCGCTCGCGCGCGGCCTTCACGACTGGCTCGACGATGCCGTCGCCCGTCTCGATCAGCACCTCGGCGTCGACGCCGTTCACCACGAAGTCCGCCCAGCTGATGCCGTGATCGCGGAACCACGGCCGCGCCCCCCGAAAGCAGATCCGCGAGACCCGCAGGTCGATCGTCCGAACCGTCGTCATTTCTTGCTGCCCTTTTTCTTGATCGCGGTGACCTTCAGGTCTCCCGCCCAGACGACATTCGCCCCGGTCAGCAGCACCGTGCCGAACACCACCGGGATCACCCGCCCTTCCTCGGCGGTCGGGATGTCGAAATCGTCGAGCGACGAGGCCGTCGGCTTGTCGTACTTGTTCGACTTCAGCGCGTAGCTGACCGCCGAGAGCACCAGCGCCACGCCGATCTGAATGAGGAAATTCCACATCGCCGCCCCCTAGACGATAGAGCTGCCGCCGAACGGGTTGCGTCCGGGGATCCGGGTGAAGCCGCCGTAGTTCAGCAGGTTCGCGAACCTGGTCTCGCAGGTCGTCTCGCGCAGGTCGCAGCCCGGTGCGATCTGCACCTCGACCCCGGCGGGCGTCGCCGCCAGCGCCTCGACCAGCGACGGCATCGCGGCGCCGAGCCCGAGCGCGCTGCCCGAATGGGTCAGGATGAAGCCGTATTCGGTGCCGTATTTCAGGACGCCGGCGGCGAACCAGCCGTCCGCCTGATCGGCCGCCCCGGGCACGGTCAGCGCGGCGCCCGACACCGCCGTGACCGTCGCCGTCGTGTAGAACTCCGCGATGTCGAGGCCGCAGCCGCCCCGGTACAGGATATGCCGGCACAGGCTCTGATACTTGGCGCGGCAGCCCTGCCGGCGGATCGTCGCGTAGAGGGATTCGCAGGTCGCGACGATGGTCCGCCCCTCGCTTTCGGCCCCCATCACCCGGCCCTTCCAATGCACCACCGTGGTGTCGGGCACCGCCTCATGGCCGCGGAAGATCGTCAGCACCATGTATTTCGAGCTGGTGGGCCGCAGCAGCGACAGCGCGAAGGCATCCGACAGGGGAAAGGTCAGGCTCAGTGATCCGCGCTCGACCTGCGACGACAGGGTGATTTCGCCATGCGCCAGTGCCGAGGCGGTCCAGACCACCGCGGCCCCGTCGACCGTCGTCGTCCAGTCCGCAGCCCGGCTGGTGAACCGCCAAACCTGTTCACCGCAGGTGAACTGATAGAGGTAGAACGGCTGCCCGGCCTGAACTGAGCTTTCCGCTTCCGCATAGGTGGTCATTCCGGCACCTCGATCAAGGGGATGTTGACCTCGGACGCGACGAGGCCATGAGCGATTTCGAAACGATCCGCATCCGCGCGCACCGCCGACATGAAGTGAATGGGCGCGCCGACCGGCAGCGCCGTCCCGAAAGCCGCCCCGAGGGTCAGCACATGGTCGAGCCCGCTTTCGACCGCCGCCGCGATCGTGGCGAAGGCGAGCCCGGCCGAGGTCTCGGCGACGATCTTGCGCCCGACGTAGCCCGCGACCGGCCCGAGCGGCGCGACGGTGAGCGAGGTCGCCGTCGCGGTGACCGCGGCCCGCAGTTGCAGGTCGCGCCCCCAGCTCGGCAGCCAGAAGCTCAGGCGCCGGCCCTGCAGCGCATAAAGCCAGCGCCGCAGCGCCCACCGCGCGGCCGGCCCCTGCGCCTTGCGCGTCAGTGTCTCGGAGCGGACAAACCAGGTGTTGACCGGCTCGACCACGACCGGGCCGAAGCCGTTGTCGACATACTCGACCGTGCGCGACATCGAGGACGCCAGGTCGCCGCGCAGGATCGTCGGATCCGTCAGCACCGGCCGGCCGAGGTAAAGCGTCTGATCCGGCGCATCGAGCGCGGGCGCATCGCGCAGCAGAAAGCCCGCCGTCGCCACGCCGTCCGACTGGCGCTTGCGCGACACAGCGACCTCGGCGGACAGGATCGCCGTGCGCACCGGCGCGATGAGAAGCCGGCCGGGCGCCGTGGTCACCGCCGGCAGCTGAAGCGCCAGCGCCGCGCTCAGCGTCAGGCTGTCGTCCGCCACCGCCGAGATCGTCGCCACCGCGGCCGCCCCGCCATCGGCGGCAATCGCCACCCGCTCGCCCGCCCGGAAATCCGAACAGGTGGTGTCGATCGGGATCTCGGTCGTGCCCTGCGTCAGCGCGGCAGTCGGCTGGCGCGCCTGATGCCACAGCGGCACCAGCCAGTCGCCCACATAGCCGAGCCGCGCCAGATAGCCCGCCTGCGCCATGCCGAGCGCATCGAGCCGGTGGGTGAGCGTCAGCGTCTCGCGCGGGACCGGCCGCAGGCCGATCCGCTGTTCGGCACTTTCCGCCTGCAAGACGTCAGTGCTCCATTCGAGCACCTCCGCCACCTGCTGCGCAGGGGCGAAGGGCCACAGGACCGGATCGGACATTACAGTGAGCCCTTGTTGCGACGGATGGTGTTCATGATCAGGCGCTCCCCGGCTGAGGTGGCGAGATAGTCTCCGACAAGGGCCGGATCCAAGACGTTGATATTGCGAACGTTAACCTGAGGCTGCCCCGAGACGCTGTCACCGCCGCCGCCCCCGTTCAGCTGCACGCCGAGCCGGCCGTCGCTGCCGCGCGCGAGCGGCATGATTGCCTCAGGTCCGGCCTCGCCCATCAGCCCGGTGCCGGTCGCCATGGGGAACAGCGTCGGCGAGGACACGACGCCACCGCTCGCGAAAGCGCTGACCTTGTGCCCCCCGAAGAACACCCCGCCATTGGCATTTGCGACGAGCGAACCAAACAGGGTATTGGCAATCCCGCCGCTCGAAATGCTGCCCGAGACCAGCGATGCCAGATAGTCCTGGATCGGCTGGAATGCTGCATCGAGCAACCGGCTGGCGAGGTTCGAGGCCATCGAGGACAGGGTGTCGGTGAAAGACGAGAACGAGATCTCGCCCGACTTCAGCGCGTCCTTCATCGGGTTGACGATATCGCCCGCGATCTCGGTCCCGAGCTGCTCGATTTTCTTCTCGCGTTCCTCTGCCGCCTTGGCCGCCTCTTGCGCGGCTTTCTTCGCGGCCTTCTCGGCGTCGGTCATCTTCTGACCGGCTTTCTTCCCCTTCTCGCCGGTGTCCTGCAGCGTGGTGCCCAGACCTTCGGCCGAGGCCGAGAGATCCCCGAGCCGCGTCACCCCGTCGCCGCTGCCCTTCGCGACGAGATCGCTGAGCTTGCCCCACGCGGCGCGGGCCTTGTCGAAACTCGTGGATGCCTTGGAACTGGCCGAGGCCGCAAGATCGCCCGAGCGCACATAGGCGTCATTCGAGGCCTTCAGCGCCGCGGTCACCGCATCGTCGACAGCCTTCGCGCCTTCGGTGATGCCCATCCCGGACAAGAGGTTGCGCCACGACGCGAGGATCGAGGCTTCCATGTCGTAGAAGTCCGACTTCGCGCGTTCCCAAACCGAGGCCAGATAATCGGGGATCGCCCCGGCCGAGGACGTGATCCCATCCCAGACCCCGGCCGCGAGATCGCCGAGCGCGGAGAGCGCATCGCCCCAGCTGCCCGCCCCTTCGACGAGGCGCGTGAACATCAGCACCATCTCGCCGGCCGCCACGATCGCGATACCGATCCCGGTGCGCAGCAGTGCCGCCCGCATGAGCGCCAGCGACCCCACGAAACTGATCGTCGCGAGCCGCGCCGCGACCATTCCGACAACCCATTTGCCGCCGAACACCGTCGCGGCGACGGCTGCATAGGTGGCGATGCGGTCGATGTTGCCGAACAGCAGCGAGATCGCCTCATGCAGCACCCCGCCTTCCGAGGCCGCCGAGACCAGCGCATTGGTGAACGCCCGGATCGCCGGCGCCGCGGCCACCGCCATCTGATTGCCGAGCCCCTTCGCGACCCAGCCGAGTTCCGTCAGCGAGGTCTGCGTCTGGCGCATCGACTCGAGCGCGGCCCCGCCCAGCACGACCCCGAGGCTCGCCGCCCGGTCGCCGAGCGTCTTCATCTCGGTGCCGTTGTTGCGCAACAGCGGCACCAGCGCCGTCGAGTCCGAGGCCATCGCCTCCATGTAGAACGCGAAATCCTGCTGGCTCGCGCCGGCCTTTTCGAGGCTCGACACATAGAGCTGCAGCGCATCCGGGCCGGACAGTTTTTTGAAGTCATCGATCGTCACGCCGACCTTCGGGCCGATCACGTCGAAGAAATCCTTCATCGGCCCGCCGCCGGTCGACACGAAATCGCCGATCCGGTCGTTCACGTCCTTCAGGATGTCGGCGAACTTTTCCTGCTCGATCCCGACGGTCTGCGCCCCGGCCGCCCATTTCTGGAACGTCTCGGGCGTGGTGTTCGAGATCTGCGCGAACTTCTGCACCTCTTGCGCATATTCCGCCGTCCCGCGCACCAGCTCGCCCAGACCCGCGAGCGAGCCCGCGGCGATGAGCGGCGCCGCGAACTGCCGGGCGATCTCGCCCGCGACGCCGAGAACGCCCTTGCCCATCGCCGTAGCCTTCGCCTCAAGCCGCGAGAACGCCTGCGCGCCCACCTCGCCGATGCCCTTCAGCTCGGCCTTCACCACCTGGCCGTCCTTGGCGACAAGCCGGATCCCGACCTCTTTCCTAGCCGTTGCCGCCATCACCGTTCCCTCTGGCTTGCGTCGTCACGGCGCGCGCCATGACCCCTTCAATGACCGGCAGGAATTCCCCGACGGCCCGTTCGTCGATGCACAGGGAAGCGGCGAGGGCGAAGGCCCCCGCCATGTTCCAGCCCACCACCGCGCCGGGGAACCACTGCACCTGCCCGTTCAGCCGGCGCGACAGTTCCCAGACCTGTTCGCCCTCTAGCGTTTGCGGGGCGTGGATTTTCGCCGGGCACGTTTCGCAGCGTCCTTCGCAGGCGCCGCAGTAGTCTTCGCCGCCGCCGTAGTGCCATTCGGCGAGGGCGCGGAGACGTTTTTTTCCTGATCCACCAGCATCGCTGGCGCGATCACCAGCGACTGGAACCGCTCGAACAGTTCCCAGACATCGAGCAGCGCATCGACCGCGCCGTCCGATACCGGCAGCGCCGCGCCATCGGCATCGCCCACCCCTTCCCAGTCGCGGATCACCCGGCGCGCGATGGCGCGCGACATGGCGATACCGAGCTGTTCTTGCGACACGCTCGCAGGGTCGAGCGACTGCACCTCGGCGTCCTGGCGCGCGGCCGAGACGATCAGCGCGGTGACCGGATCGACCTGCAGCCGAACGCCATGGCCGAGGTCGAACCAGCGCGGCCCCCGGTCGAGATTGATACGCAGCATCAGTAGGTTTCCTCGTCGTTGATGAGGGTTGCGGTACACATGCGGCCGAGGCTCAGATCCTTGGCCGCCTGCCAGTCGAAGGTGACCTGCACGCCGGACGGCCCCGAGATCTCGGTCTTCGGGCGCGGCAGATAGACCTTGTGGGCGACCAGCTCGAAGCTGTGATCGCCGAGGGCGTAGCCAAAGCGCAGCTCGCAGGCCTCGCCGTCGATCGCCTGATCGCGCAGCGTGGTATCGGCGAAGCGCACCACGATCTGGCCCGAGAGCTGCGCGTTCGCCGGGTCTGCCCCGTCGATCTTGCCGTCCGAGCGGATCGTCTCGATCTTGTCGAGGTTGTTCGCGTAGGTGATCTGCCCCGACACGACATTGCCGAGCGAGACCCCGTTGCGCTGGATCGCCCCGTTGAAATGGCCGAAGCGCTCGACATCGACCTCGGTCAGCGTGCCGGCGGCCGAGGCCGTCGCGTCATCCTCGCCCTGAGCGATGCAGCTCACCGTCGCCGTCAGCAGGCCCGAGCGCTGCATCTGCCAGCTGATCTTGTCGACCATCACCCCCGAGAACATCTCGTAGTTCGGCACCTCGGGCATGCCCTTCTCGATCGACATCGAGGGCAGGCTGTAGCTGCCAGAGGCGAACTCATGGCTATAGGGCGCGGCGGTGCCCGTGGTCGTCGGATCGCCGAACGCCCCCTTCAGCCAGATCCCCCACGCCACCGCGTCGATCGGCACCACCACGTCGCCGTCGCTGGTCGAGGCGTCCTTGACCGGCGCCAGCGGATCGCGGCCGTAACCGAGCAGCTCGCTGTCGAGCAGCGGCTGTTCGGTGCCGAGCGTGGTCGAGGCGAAGGGCACCTTCAGAAACCCCGAGGCCGGGGCGGTGCCGTAAACGGTTTCGAACGCGACCGCGAGCTGCGATCGCGCTCCCTGAGCACGAGCCATTGTCGTTCCTTTCGGTTAGAGAAGCGGGTCGGCCGACCCGTATCGAAGCGTGACGGAGATCGTCGCCACCTTGAGCCCGTCGCCATTCTCGACGGGCAGCGTCACCGGCGCAGGCGCGTCGGCATCGACGTAATCGCAAAGCCCGCCAAGCGTGCGGTCGGCGGCGAGCGCCGCACCCACCGCCTGTTTCAGCGTATCGAACGTCGCATCGCGCGCCGTGGCCGGGCGGTCGACGATGATTTCTACATCGGCGCTGTGCTCGTAGTAGTAGAGCACGGGCGACATCAGCACCTCGGGCTGACCCGGATCGCCGTCGCGCAGGATGATCTGCCCCGCGGCCGGAATGCGAACCGGCAGCACGCCGTTGCGCTGGATCCCCGCCCCCGAGGGCAAGGCCGCGCTCAGCGCATCGAAGAGCGCGATCAGCACGGTCTCGGATTTCGACGCCATCGCCTAGCCTTTCCAGTTCTGCGGGATGAGCTGCGCCATCTTCGAGGACCACTTCTCGACCGGCCCCGCGAGATCGAGCCGCTTGCGAAGCTCGACCTGCGGCACCAGCGTGAAGATCGGCACCGTGACCTCGCCGCGCCTGATCCCCGTCCGCTTGTTGACCTTGGACTTGTTCTGCATCGCCCGGCCGGCCTTGCTGATCCGCATGCCGTCCGCCACCAGAAGCGCGGGCTTCCCCCGCCGGTAGACGTAGCGGAGCTTGATCCCGGTGCGCGCTTCCCAGGCCTTCGGCGTGATCTTCTCGCCGCGCGAGCCGCGCAGCCCCGCCGCATCGGTGGGGATCGCGATCCAGCCGCTACTCTTCGACCGGATCGTGACCCCGTCGCTGAACGCCCCGACGATCTTCGGCGCCTTGCTGTAGACCAGCGCCGCCGCGCTCATCGACGGCCGCTTCGCGGGATAGGTCGCGCTCTGGAACGTCCGGGCAAGCCGGTCGCCGAGCCCCGCCGCGCGGACCTGGGCGCGCAGCTCTTCCTTCAGGCCGGCGCCCGCGATCTGGGCGGCGCGGGCGACCGCCTCCGCCCCGGCCTCGGCATGCTCGGCCATGATCTTGCGGATATCGCCGAAGGGAACGATGCCGATCACAGCTCTCGCGCCCCCATCGCCCAGCACAGCCGCTCGCGGTCGCGCTTCGGATCGCCACCGACCTCGAGCACCGTGCCGTCATCGAGTTCGAACGTGTCGCCGGATTTCGGCGAGGCCACCTCGGCGACCTGCACCGAGAGGGCCGTCGCATCGACCACGAACGCCCCGTTGCCGAAATTCGCCACAGCATCCGGGGCGTTCAGGATCACCCGGACGGTCGCGCCATCGCCTTCCCCGCCCGGCCGATAGAGCGCGGCCCGAGACATGTTCGGATCGCGGAAGATCATCGCGACGGAGAAAGCGAAGGCGTTCTCCATCAGGCGCCCCAGGTGATCGGGATCGCGCCGCCGAGCCGGACGCTGCCCACCGTATCGGCGCTGGCCGCCGCCTCAACCGCGACCCCCAGATAGGCATTGGTACCGGCGGTGATCGTGCCGGTGCCAGCGGTGTCCGTCGCGTAGATCGGCGCGCCCACGGTCCACGTTTCGCCCGCGGGCTTCGGGACCGAGAACTTGCCGTCGGTCTTCACCACGACGTCCTCGCCTTCGGCCGCCGCGGCGGCAGCGATGCCGGTGATCGAGCCGGCCACGACGATGCCGCCCGAGGCGACGGCCGACGGTGCGGGGATCACAAGCGTGTCGCCGGGTCCAAGATAGTTTTTCATGTGCTTTGCTCCTCAGATGAAGGGAAAGGCAGCCGGGCCGAAGCCCGGCCGTCAGGATCAGGCCGCGGCCTTGCCGGGGTTCTTGTAGAGGCCGCGGTGATCGAGCGCGGCGGCCGCGAAATCGAGCCGCGCCTTGATCTCGACGCCGTCGACCTCGAAGCCGTTGCGGGTCTCGGTAAACAGGCCGTCCTCGCCGTCGAGGTAGGAATATTCGACCGTGTCGATGATCGCGGACGAGGCCGCGACAAACCACGGGGCCGTCCCGCTCGCGGGCAACAGGCGGCGTTCCTCGACGATGGTCAGCAGGCCAGAATAGGCACTGACGTCGCTCGAACTCGCCGGCGTGGTCGCGGTCATCTGCTTGCGCGCTTCGAGCGCCCGCTGGCCCGGCGGCACGATCAGGAACGTCGGCGAGACGTCGATCGCTTCCTTGTCGGTCCCGGTCTGCTGCGCGAAGGCGGTGAAGGCTGCCGTCAGACCGGCTTCGTCGATCTGCGCCGCCGCGCCGAGGTTGCCGTGATCGGCGTGGAACAGCGCCTTGCCGTCCGACAGCGCGGCGTTGTTCAGCAAGATGCTGTAGACGATATCGCCTTCGAGCTGCGCCGCGCGGGCACCGAACGAGTTCGCGACGCGGGTGAACGCCCCGAGCGCATCATCGATCAGCATCTGACGCGAGAACGACAGGATCTTGCCGTAGGTCGCCAGCGCATACTGGGTCGAGGCCTCACCGAAGGTGCCATACTTGAACTCGGCACCTTCCTTGACGAGTTCGAGCGCCGGCGCGTTCGAGACCTGAACGCGGGTCGTCGGACGGAAGTCGGTCAGCGTCGCGCGGCGCGCCCAGGTCTGGAAGGTGCGCGGCGTCTCGCCATAGGCTGCCCGCAGGGTGATGTTGCCGATGTTCGCCAGCACCGTGGGGAAATCGCCGCTGGTGTGATAGCCCGCCGAGCGCTGACCGAGCGCCGCCGAGGCCAGCTGCATCTTCGACATGCCGCGGGTCGAGACGCCGGAGCGTTCGAGCGCATGGCGCGCCAGTTCCATCAGGGTCATGCCGCGAAACTCGCGCCCGTCGGCCGAGAGCTGAACGCCCGGCGCCGCCGAGCGGTGCAAGAGCGCGTTCGACATCGCACCGCGATAGGCCTCATCGGCCGAACCGTCGCGGGCGCGGGCCGGTTCCGAGATCCGGCCCTGCATCGGGTCGGCATCGGCGATCTTGTCGAGGATCGCGGCGCGGGCCTGATCGACCGAGACGCCGCGCGAGATCAGATCCTCGCCGAAGGCGGCATCGAGCGCGTGGCGATGCACCAGCTGGCTGATCGAGGCGGCGCGCTGGCGTTCCTCGGCGCGGATCGCATCGGCGTCGATGGTCGGCGCGATGTTCTGCACCGGGGCGCCCGGAGCCGCGCCGCGCTGCTGCGCGGTCGTGTCGGGCGTCTGCTGCGAGGGGGTGGACATGGTCGTTTCCTTTCCGGGGTTCAGGGCCGCGACGGCGGCCGGGTCGTCCTGGCGCACCAGGACACAGGGGGAGAGTTGCGCCGCGCCCGGATCCGAGCGGATCTGCGCGCCGGCATCGGCGGGCACAGGCACCGCCGAGATTTCCATCGGCTCCCAGTCGACGGCGCGCCACAGGTCGCGCTGGCCGTCGATGCGGGTGATTTCGTACTGGTGGACGCGGTAGCCGACCGAGACGAAGCGCAGCGACTTGTCGAGGATGCGCTGAACCACACCCTGCGCATCGGCCGCGGTGGTCAGCTGGATGGTCGCGGTCCCGACGCCGGCGTCGATGCGCACGCTGCCCGGCACCACCGAGCCGATCACGTCCTCGACCGCGCGCGCCGAATGCGCGTTCAGGAACGGCGCGCCGGCGTTCAGCCGGTCGAGGCGCACCGCGCCCGGATCGACGACCAGCTCCTCATCGTATTCGACCGGATCCCAGCCGCTCCAATCCAGACGCCGCACGATGGCGCCGGTCGTCCAGACCACGTCGATCGTGCGCGCCGCGGCGTCGATGGTTTCAGGGCGCACTTCTGCGGCCCGCCCGATCACGGGCAGGTTGACGATATCCTTCGCCATGTTGACCTCTCAGGTTTTGCTGGTGTCCGAAGCCCCGGACGCCGGGGCCTCGCCGTCTGACGTCGGGCCGCTATCGCCGGCCCCGTTGCCCTGCCCGGCCGGGTCTGCCGTGCCGGTCGCAGACTTCGCCGGCCCCAAGGCAGCCTGCGCCGTCCCCGTCCGCAGATCGGACGAGAACTTCAGCCCATAGCTGTCGGTCAGCGCGAGGAACGCCGCCTGTTCCGCGACCACGGCCTGCGGCGAGTATCCGCGCTTCGCGATCACCTGCGGCATCGACGAGATCCCCGCCTGCACCTCCAGCAGATCGGTTTGCGCATCCTGCAACGGGTTGATCGACTCGAACCGCTGCGGCGCCCATTCGACCGGGATCGTCGGGCTGTTGATAAGACCCGCCGTCCAGGCGGCTTCGCAGAACCACTCCCAGATCGGCTGGCAGAACATCGGAATGACGATGTGCCACTGCACCTGTTCGATCATCCGCCGGAATTCGTTCATCCCGACCCGCGAGGACGAGAAGTTCGACTGCGACCAGTCGCCCGTCATCATCGGGTACGGCACCCGGAATCCCGCCGAAACGGCGTAAAGCTGTGTCATGGTCCATTCGCGCACCCCCGAGGTCGAGGACGGCGCATTGAACTTGATGTCCTTGGTCCCGCGGGCATAGGCGATCATGCCGGGCTCGAACTGTTCGACGTCATCGCCTCCGGCCGTCGAGACCTTCGGCGCCATCGACTGTTCGTCCTCATCCGCGCCGATCACCACCCCGACCATGCAGGCCTCGGTTTTCTTGCGGACCAGCTCAGCCATCTGCCAATCGTCGAGATCGCGGATCGCGCGCAGCGCCGGCGTGCCCCATGGAACCCCGCGCGACTGCACCCGCTGGCGCTCGAACATGTGGGCGACCATGTCGGCCGGCACCCGCACTGAGCCCGAGTTGCCGCTGAACATCGTGGACACATCGCCCGGATGATCGGGGAACAGGTAATAGGCCAGACGCCGCCCGGCCGTGTCATACTCGATCCCCTGCTTGATCCGGGTGCCGTCCGCGCGCAGCAGCAGCCGGCCGTCGTCGAGGTGATCGGCTTCCTTGATCTCGATCTGCAACGGCACCGGCGCGACACCCGCGCGCAGCGGGCGCCGGATCGCGAAGACATCGCCGCCCTCGATCATCTCGCGCACCGCGAGCGCCGTCAGCCCGTGGAAGTCGGTGTGCCCGAAAGCATCCGCCGCGGCCGAGAACTGTTCCCATGCCGCATCCACCCGCGCGTTGCGCGCCTTGCTCTTCGATGCGGCGCGCGGCTGGATCCCGGCACCCACGATGTTGTTGACCAGCACCTGAACCGCGGCCGCGGCCATCGGCGCGTTGCGCACCAGATCGCGCATCCGGTCGCGCAGCACCGCGCCCGCGACCGCGATCTCGGCATCCGACGACGCTCCGGTGGTGCGCCAGCCGTCCGTGCCACGCCCGCGCCGCGCGGCCTCATAGCCCCGGCGCAGGTTGTCGATCGAGATCCGCGCGGCATAGCGGCGCGCGGCGATCCGGGGCGCGAAGAGCGCGAGCGCCCGATCCCCGATCCCCCATTTGACCCCGCCATCCGGCGGCCGGGATTTCATCACGACCTCCGGAACGTGGCGAAGCCCGCGACCGGACGGGACCGGCCCGAGGTCGAGGACAGCTCGCCCTCGATCGTCGCGATGATCTGTTTCATCTCCGCGAGCGAGCGATAGGTCGTCGTCTTGCCATCGTAGGACACCGAGGTGACGCCCGAGGCATAGGATTCCTTGATCAGGTCGAGGTGGGCTTGCGTGTAGGCCATCAGAACCATCCTTTCTTGCGAGACCCGAGCCAGGACGACCCATGCGCCCGGGGTGTTTTCTGTGCAGGCGCCGCCGGGGCGCTCGGCGGAGCCGGAGCCGGAGGCGCGGGCGGCGGGACCGGAGCGCGAACCGGCACCGGCGCGGTCGCCTGAGCGTCGAACAGATCGGGCTGGCCGTCGGGCGGCGCGATCCCGCGTTCGGCGGCCAGCTGGTCCCACTGGATTTCCGCCATATGCGCCCAGCCCTTCCGACGCGCCGCGGCCTCCGAATAGAGCATCGTGTCGAGCCCTTCGTTGCGCCGCGTCGGCTCGACCTTCTCCCATGCGCTGGTGACGACGCCGGTGCGCGAGCGCCTCAGCACCCGAACCTCGGAGCTGATCATCCGGTAATATTCATCGCCCAGACCCTGCGCGAAGGCGCAGAAGCCGCGCTCGGCCGGGTCGTCCTTCGGCAACCAGCCGTAGAAGTCGCCCTTCATCTGCGACACGTTCAGGATGAACGCCCGCCGCTGCGCACGCTTCGCCCGCCCGTCGACCCGGCGCTCGAACTTCATCGGTTCCATCACCGGCCCAGTCTGGCGCGAGCCGCCCTTGACCACGATCACCCGCGACCACGGGTGACGCTTGGCGAACCCCCAGACGTCATCCGTGTAGGTGCCGCAGTCGATCGCCATCATGTCGAGCGGCAACCGCAACCCGAGCTCCGTGCGCCAGGTGTCGCGCAGCAGCGCGTCGAGCTCGGCCCAGCATTCCCGGTCGCCGATGTGATGCGGGATCACTTTGTAATCCACGGCCCACCGGCGCATGTTCCGCCCATAGGCAACGATATGCACCTCGACCCGGTCGTCCTGACAGTCGACGCCGGCCGTCAGGATCACCCCGGACGCCGGCACGATCCCACGGGCGAGGGTCTCTCCCGGCTCGGCATTCTCGACCCGGTCGCGCAGCTTTTCCCAGTCCGGCCCCTTCGCCGCCTGTTCGAACGGCAGCCCGAGAACGTCGTTCCAGAAGGTCTGCTGCGTCTCCTCCTCGACCTTGGCCGCGACAGTGTCCGCCGTCTCGGCCGTGGTTTCGAGCCGCGTCCACCCCATGATCCGCGCGTATTCGACGGCGATCGACGCCCAGTCCCGTTGCGGCACATAGGCGCGCCACAGGTGAAACCCCGGATGATCGCCGCGCGGGTTCTGCGCCACCCATTGCCCGGCCGCGACCATCGCGACCTTGTGCTGGTGCCGGATCGGCTCTCCGCATTTCTCGCAGACGAAATGCGCATCGTGCAGCCGCTCCGGGTCGAGGCACTTGCGAAAGTTCTCCCAGGTCAGAGGCGCCATATTCCCGCAATGCGGACAGGGCACGTGGTAATATTCCCGCGTCGAGCGCATGAACGCCCGCGTGACGCGGCAGGTGTCGGCGATCTGCGGCGTCGAGATCCGCACGATCTTCGCATCCTCGAACCCCGCGGCGCGGCTCGCCGCCAGTTCCTCGGGGTCGCCCTTCGGCGTCATCTCGAATTTCGAGACGTCATCCATCAGCACCAGACGCCGGGTCGTGCCGGCGAGGTCATCGGGCGAGCCGGCCGAGGTCACCTTCAGCGTTCCGTCGCGGCGGATCGTTTCCTGATTGTGCAGCGTGTCGGTCTGTTCGCCGCGCCCGTCGCCGAAGATGGCGCGCAGGCTCGGGGCCTGACGCCGCATCGGCATCCATTTGGTACGCACCCACTCGGTCGCGGCCGAGGTCGTCGGGTGAACGACGAGGCTGTCGAGCGGGCCGTATTCGTGCCAGGCGCCGAGCGTCGGGTTCAGCACCGAGATCGTCTTGCCCCACTGCGCCGAGCCCCGCACCGTCACCTCGCGGCAGGGATGTTCGGGCGACAGCACTTCGTGGATCCGGCGCAGGAACGGGAAACGGTCGATGCGGAACGGGCCGGGGAACGGCGAGCGGGCGTCGAACTCGATGTTCTCGGTGCACCAGCGGGTGATATCGGGCGGCGGCGGCGGTTCCATCGCCTGGGCGATCCCCGCCCAGACGGCCGCCTCGGAAGCGGACAGAAACCCCATCAGACATTCGCCTCGGTTTCCGCTTCAGACATCGCCGCGGTTCCGGCCACGGTCTGAGCCTGCGACATGCGGTTTTGCCGGTGCTTTCTCCAACGATCCATCATCACCTTGCGCACCTCCCTGAAATCCAGCCCGTAGACATCGGCAATCGCGCGGGCCGTGTCGCGGATCACGCTCTCGAATTCGGCGAGTTCCTGCGCCATCGCACGGGCGACGTTCTGGCGGACCTCGCTCGCCAGCACCCAGTTGCCTTCGTCGCGTTCGTTATCGCGGCGCAGCTTCCGGGCCTGTTCTTCCTTGGCGAGGATCGTCGCCATCTCCAGCCGGTCGGGCTCGGCCGGCGTCAGCGTCAGCGGCACCGCGGCAGGACGGGGCTCGGGCCGGACAGCCTCGACCGAACACGGCGCAGAGGCCGGTGCGGGGGCCGGATCGGCCGGAGCGCCGACGTTCTGCGCCGCCTCGATCTCACGCAGCGCCCGGCGGGTGTTCAGCCCGTTGCCGGTCATCTGCCCGAGGTCGAGGCCGCGCCCGAGCGCCTCGGTCGCGGCCACCAGATCGAAGCGGCGGGACCGGCCGTCGCCGCGATAGCACCCCGCCAGCTTGCCCTCGGAAACGTATTGGCTGATGCGGCCCTTCGACAGCCCGAGCCGCGCCGCCAGTTCTGTTGTGGTCAGCTCGGCCATGGTGACGTTTAGCCCCTGTTGTTTAGCCCTCGCGGTTTAGGCTTTCGTTTAAGTTTAGCGCGGCCAAACCCATGCGCTCAGCGCCCCCGTATAGGTTTAGACCCCGGGGAGGACCCGAAAGCGGGTGCCGCGGAAATCGAGGCCCGGCGGGTCGCGACGCCGGCGGCGGTCAGCGACGCCCGGCGGGTCACGGTCGAGGCGGCTTCGGAGAGCGTGACCGGTAGTCCGCCCCGTCCGGGATGTCGCGTTCATAGATCATCTCGACCGGCGTCCGGCGGCGGTACTGCCGACGGAAGTCCCGGTCGCGGGCGATGTCCGCCAACGCCTCATCCCGGCTCATGCGCCAGTCACAGCCCGCGAGAGGCCACCAGAGCGCCCAGTCCAGGAAACCGCAGATGCGGCGCTCAGCGATGAACCCGATCTCACGCCGGTCGGTGATCCCGTTGCCGATCCGCACCACGCCGCTGCGAATGCAATACTGCGCTTCCTCAAAAAGAGGCTGAGGCTTCCTGACCATGTGGGGATCTCCGGGTGTCGGCTGACAGCTGAAACGCAGAACGCCCGGCAGGGATGGTTCCCTCCGGGCGTTCGTGTGGATCATATTGAGATGTGTGCATCCAGTTGGACTAAGCGTCAAGTCCCCCCGTGTGCCCCCGGCTAAAATCGCGCCGCATAGCCCTGCATCCGGTCCAGAGCGGCACTGAGGGCCTGCCTAAGCCTGTCGATAGTCTCTGCCTTGTAGGACCACCCATGTGCGACCAGCACCGCATTGAGCGGCATATCTTCGAGGCACACCGCATCGACCAGCCGCCGGTCGAGGATGATCGACGCCCCCGGCCCGCGCTTGCTCGGACGCACCCGGCGCACCACCATCGCTGCGCCTTCGCCGATCCGGCGGCGCAGCGCCGCGATCTCGCGCGCCTCGATCAGACGCAGGTCGGTCACGTCGGCCCCTCGCCCGACCGAGCCGCCCGTCCGGCCTTCGATGCTCGACAACTTCATCCCGCCCGCGTCGTGGCGCTCGACCAGCGTGCGATACCGCCGCGCGACCGAGATCTGACCGGGCGTCAGCGGCATCGGCTTGCGCGCCCGCCGCGCCGCGGCTTCCATCCGGTCGAACACGTCGGCCACC